GATTCTGCCAGTTGAACACTCCGGGGAACGGGTCCGTGGCCGTTGCCTCGGAATAGAACTTCATCGCCTGATCGTCGTTCATCAGCGTAGCCCGGAGTGCATCCGATAGCGCTTCCCAGAGCGGGCTAGTCGCGCAGGCTCCGGCAATCGCCTGTCCGGTGCATGATCCCCGCGGCTTCGGAACGTCCTGGTCGTAGATCGGAACGTGCCGGGGCCAGCGAACGTCCACATAGGTCGGAGTGAGCTCCGAGACGAATCGCAAGTTACGCGAGTCGAATGAGAAGTGGCGTCCGAGGCGGGGATCGGTAACGGCCGGGTATCGCGCTGACGTTGTCGTCACGATAGCATCCTTCCTCTCCGGTGTGGCGGGCCGGGTTGACATCGACAGTTCATATGCACGACACCCGGCCAGCCAATCGCCGGCGGATCGAGTGCCGAGAAGTTGTTACCATTCGCATTCCGACATTCCGCCGTAACGCGCTTGTCCTTGGCGGCGTACCAGCCCAATATCGGTCCGTACTGGATCGCCAACGCATCGATCTTACTTGCGGCCGCCATTCGCTGTCCCGCGGCCTGCACGTGCTGACGGAAATAGACTGCCTCGTCCGTACGCACTGCCTTCTCGGCTTCGATAAGGCTAGAGCCCTGGGCCCGGGCATCCTCAATCGCTGTCCGCAACCGGAGCATCGAATTGACCACGTACGCAGCACGGCGGAGCTCGTTCATCCGGATCATCTCCGCCTGTGCGGCACCGACACCCTGTAGTGACGGCTCCGGGAACGCTTCCGTAGTGGCTAGTGCGACCCTAAGCGCGGATATCCCGGACCGGTTGCGATCGGGGATCAGCAACGGGATCAACGCGGGGAGGGCGAAGCTAGGCAACAACTGCGCAGCCAAAATGACACCGACCGCCGCAACCAGCGCGACGTTAGGTTGCTGCGGTGGCGGCTGCGTTTGCGTTTGTGTCTGCTGCGGGGGAGTGGTCATTTCGGCAACGGCCTTTCCCCGGCTCCGGCCATTGACGCAATCTTCGATGCGGCCTGCGCCGTTCCAGCGATCTTGGCGGCCCCTTGTCCGACCGGACCGGCCCCCTGTGCGCTCTTCAGTGCCTCCTGCTTGGCCCGGAATGCCGCTGCGTTCTGGAGCACCGCCTGTACCTTATCCGTTGGCAGGTCGAAGATCGTACCGACCTTTTCGGCCACCAGATCGAGGAACTCGAACGGGATATTCATCTGCGGTGCGGCCATTCCGGCCGTCAGCACCGAGATGATCTGTGCCGAGTCCGTTTGGCTCAGTGGTGCTGCCGTTAGCCGAGGTATCTTCGCATCGGAGCCCCACTTGTTCAGGATGCATAGTGGCGCCGTAACGTCCCGGGTGAACTGCGAGCACATCTCCTTCTTGACGGCTTCCCGATGCTGCAAGAAGAAGTCCGATTGCGACTCCGCAAGGGCATATGAACCCCGGCCGAGCGCTGCTGCGTTGCCGAGCTCGAGGAACCCCGCAAGGACACTTCGGCTCTGATAGCTCTGAAGGAACTGCAGTGCCGATTGGAACTGCTGCGCCCCCGCGCCAGAGCTGGCGATGATGTCGAATAGCTTTCCACCCTGCGGCGGACGCTGGAAGCCCGCAACTCCGGAGGCCTTCATCGACGCGATTGCCTCGGCGATCTGGTTTGCGCTATCCGGGTCCGGTCCGTAGGCGGCAATCTTCGGCAGGGACTGCTGCTCGAGGAACTGGAACCACAGGAACAGTATCTTCTGCTTCTGCTTGTACGCCCAATAGATGACGTCCATATCGGACGTGCCGGTAAGTGGCTGCCGGTGTACCCCGTGGATAAAGACGAACGCCCGCACCTTCGGGATATCGATATACCCGGTCCAGTTCTTCGAGCTGGCGATCTCCTTCGGAGTGGACGCGAACCACCACGCCCGCTGCCGGAATCCGTCAAACTGAGCGGTGCGCTCGTTACGCTTGATCTCACACGTCGCGGGAGGCCGCCAGGACAGCTTGCGCAGGTAAACCGTATCCCCGCCGGGCCAGTCGTATTCCTTCTCGAAGAACGCCTTTCGGTAGTACGACGCACCGGACATCTGTCCGATGATCGTTTGCAGATCGGGGTCGATTCCACCGGCCTCCGGTGGCGTGAATAGCTGCTCCTGCACCAGCTCGAGCTCTCCGGTGTCGCCCTTTGCCGGCGTAAAGTTGTACGTTGCCGATCGCAGCGGGAGGGTAAGCGCTGACTCGATCATTACGGCATCGCCGTCTCGGCGGAACATCTGATCGAGGTCCCGAGCCCGCCACTCACCGGTCTCGAATACGTCACCGTCACGGAACGACGCGAACATCCGGGTATAGAGGTCGAAGGCCGTTCCGGTCTCACCCTGCAGCAGCGCGTTCTTCTGCTTCTTCGACAGCTTCGGAAGGCTATCGAGCAGGTCCGCCTGAGTCGTGGGCTTTCGCTTAGGTGCCGGCGGAGGGTTGTTGCCGTTGTTGGTAACGACTACCATTCGTAATCGACCCCCCAGCCGCCATCCGGCTCAGCATAGGTATGGACGTTCACGTGTGTATCTCCGCGCATAGTGAGTTCGCCACGGGCAAGGTCTTCGATTCTCCGGCGGGCACCCGGGCGTGGTCGCCCGACCGGCCGATCCTCGGCCCAGCTGTCGATATCCTGACCCTGCGCGGTGTACGCGACGATTCGGGAACGCGCCTCGGTACTGCTATCCGGCCAGAACGTCATTACGATAGCGTCACCGCAGTCCGGGGACCGCTTCAGTCGCTTGACCACCGAGTCCTTCGGCTCGACCGCAATTACCGCTCCGAGCTTCACCTTCCACTTCGGTATTGTCAGGTCGGCCGCCAGGTCCTCGTCACGCGGAATCGCAATCGTCCCCGGTCCGTTGATCGGGTCCAGCAACTCGCGCAGGTGCCAGTACGCTGCACTACGGGTATTCGCGAAGGTGAACTCCCCGGTAACGTCCGTCATCCCGCCCGCCTTCTGCGAGCCGATATACGAAAGCACCGGCAGCCGGAAACTGCGGATCCGGTTGACGACCCCGATGCCCATTCCGTTACCGTCCACACAGGCCACCGAGCCGGCGGTGTTCTGCAACCGGCCGACCAAGCGCAGTGCGGTCGTTTCCGTGTCCTGTTGTCCGACCCGCTCCATTGACTCGACCAGCCACGAAATACGGCGGGTCATCACTGTCTCGTCCTTGCCGGTATCGGCAACGTCACAGCCGAAGATTATCCGTCCTTCGGGACGGGGTCTACCGGCTTCTTCCCACAGGTCCCAACGGCGGAATGCGGCCTCGAGCCACGACAACGGAATGAGGCCCTCCGACCCTTCCTCGGGCGGACGCCCTCGTACCTTTGACCACCACAGTGCCGGTTCGCGCCACCGCACCTTTCCGTCCTCATCCTCGAAGCGCTTTACGCCCCAGCGCTCCATTCGCTCTGCGACCCACACGGGGGAGAGCAGCACTTCCTGCCACTCGTGACGGATATACATCGGCACGTTGCGAATTGCTCTGTCGGCCGGCGGAATACCGTGGTCCTTCATGTACTGCACCAGATCGGGGTACCGCTTGACCGCTTTCTTCGTAAAGTTCGGGGTGCGCAATCCGTCCACCGGGACTACGTTCCAACCGGAGCCGGGCCGGACCACCTGCGCGAAGTGCGTATCGGATGAGTCCGGGTTCCCGATCGCCAGCACATGCGCGGAACCCGAGGAGGCCAACGTGTCTGCGGCAATCCACAGCGCTTCCGGAATGCCGTCAGCTTCCTCGAGCACGATAAGAATGAACTTCGCGTGAATTCCCTGGAACGACGCGACCTCAGTGGGACGCCGTCCGAACGCGACCAGCTCATCACCGATCCGCCACTGAGGATAGCCGGCCCGGGTAAGGCGGCCACGCAACTTCGCTTCGGAATGCACCTTACCGAGCTCGCGCCAGAGTACGGACTCAACCTGCGCCGAGGTGGGCGCGGTGCTAACAACGAATGCCGACCCGATCGTGTGCGAGTCGATAAAGTGCCCGACCTTCATCGCCGAATAGCGGGACTTGCCGGCTGCGTGACAACTGGGCACCGCGGTATAACGGTTAGCGACAACCGAGTCGTTTATCGCCTTCTGGGCAGGTGTTAGCCACGTTCCGAGGCGGGACTGTGCCCACGCTTCGAACGAGTCAGTCGTTCGCGGCTGGAACATCGCCGCTGCCAGCGTTAGTGGATCCGAGTCGAGCCGTTCTATTAGAGAGGCTCCGTCCGGAACCGTCGCGCTCGGAGCACTCACCGGTGTCCCTTGCGTTCAGGCAGTTGGGCCGTTCCTATCCCTCCTGCCATACCCCATACTGCATCTTGTTAAACACTAATAAACCGGATAGACTTACCTTTATGGACGCTACGCGACGAGAATACAAGAAACGACACCAGAAGTTGCACTACTACCGTGGCAGCGCGTCCGATTTCGGTCCCTGCGTTGACTGCGGGGAAGCTAAAAGCGAATGGTCGCAAGTGCGCGGGACGACCGGTCTTGATCTCTACAACGACTACGTTCCGCGCTGCCGCAACTGTCATCTTGCGTACGATCGTCCGAAACCAACTCCGAAGCCACGCAAAGAGTATGCGTATCGACTAAGCTGGTCGGACGTCTCCGAAATTCGCGAGCGTGCAGCCAACGGCGAAACCCACCGTAAACTTGCCCGCGAGTTCGGAATCAGTCGCGCACACGTAACAAACATCGTAGCTGAACGCACACGAGGGCGCCTCTATCGCACCGCACCCTAGTCACTGTCGACGCTGCCCTCGATCGGGAGGAGTGTCGGTCGCTTAGTTGCTTCCGTCACTTCCCCGGTCGAGGCAGCGGTAAGCCACCGGAACACGATAGCGCGCACGTCCTCCTCCTCCGGGTCCAGGCCGAGGTCGTACAGCATGCCACGGACCGCGCGGCCGAGGTTCTCGGCCTGCCGCTCAGCCAATCGCACTCGCCGTTCCTCAATCCCGGCTGCTAGCGCGGTACGGCAGATCGCGGCCAAGTGACGGCGCTCCTGTAGGTAAAGGTCAATCCACAACGCGCCGGCCTGTGAGAACTGCGTCATGTCGAGTTCGGTCGGGTTGATGTACCCGGACTGTCTCCGGGTCAGCCACAAAGACCGGACAAACGCCTCCGGATCGCTGAACTCGATCTGCGCACGGAGCCACTCAATGTGACCCGCGGTGCGGCGAATTTCCTGGAGCAGGATCTCCGCCGGATCGGTCGCGTTGGAGTCCTCACCGTATATCTTCGCGACCCTAGCGAGCTGCGCTTTCTTCTTCCGGTTCGGTAGTGCCGAGACGCGCATTGCGTTCGACCCATCGGCATTCCGAATTCCGCCGACCGCAGTACCGGTACTGACACGGCGTTTCCGGGGACCTCCCCGGCGGGTAGCTGCCATACTGGCATATGTACCCCGCCTGAATTGCCCGTTAAAACCGTTGGTTGTAGGCCCCGTTGACAACCACGCTCCGGTGTGCTATACTGGAGGCTGGTCGAGGAAAGGATCGCACAATGCCAACCGACAAGCAGATACTGGACGGCGAGCTCGTAAACGCCCCGCGAGGTCGTTACACCACCCCGCGGGCGCGAGCGGAAGCGCTACTCCTGAACGAGCGCGGATGGCACTGCTGCGCCAATAACCACTGGCACGACCAGGAGCCCGGTGAGGAGTGCATGGAGTGCGGACAGCCAATGCGCGCTGAGCGGCGCCCGGACCGGGGCAGCGTGTTCGCGCAGGTGTACGAGCGCTTCGTAGCTGAGCGGCATGTATAACATCGGAGCGACCAAGGCCGGCAAGGAGGCAATCGATGGCTGAGAGACAGCACCCGCTTGACGCCCTGAATAATGTCGGAGGCGGCCTCTCGATTCTACTCGAGTCCGACGCAGTAATGGACGCACTAGCAGCGATTCCGCGGGAACCGGGAGCGGACACAACTATGGCGGACATGCTGACCGCGACCGCTGCTTCCTTCGCCGATCTGTCAACCGCGATAACGAAGGAGCTCGAGGGAGAATGACGTGCAACTGGCACGGCGGTGCCCGAGTACGCCACCCGGAGGAGGTTCTAGACCGATGCGGTACCTGTGGTCACCGCCTCGAAACAGATGGGCTCAAGCCCGTTCAGACGCGTTCCCTGCCGATGCGTTTCTGGCCCGTTGAACTTCAGCGACGCAGGTGGGCGCGCCTGAGCTGGCGCGATGTACGTCGCAACTGGGCACCACCCGGGTTGTAGCGACCGCAAAGAGCCAGCTCACGGGCGCGGTTCCAGCTTGACAGAGCCGCGCCCGCGTGCTAGACTGGATTACGTGGGGCCAGAGCGGTCCCGCGGGGCCCGCGAGCCGGGCCAGCAACTAGGAGGCACGAGATGCCGGTACGAATCAGCGACCCGAACGCCAGTCCCCGACAGATCGCTTTCATTGAGCGACTCGTTGAGGAGCGCGTGATGACGGACGAGCAGGTGTCGTGGACCCTCGACAAGGTCCGCGCGCACAAGTCCGGTGATCGCCTGATCCCGAAGGTCCTGGCCAGCCGGATCATTGGCCAGCGAGACGCCGAGGGCGGCCGGTACATCAACGGCCTACTGTCCCTGCCCGTGAAGGAAGGGTACGGGAAGGACAGGTTCCAGGCCTTTCCGACCGGCCGCAGCGTGATCGCCACCCGCGAGGAGCACCGCCACTATTCCGACGGTGACTCGATAGCGGTCATTGAGGTGCCGGAGAACTTCACCGAGGTCGATAGCGTTCCGGAGATCGTTGTTCCCCGCCGGAACCAGGTGCCCGCGAAGATCGGCATTTACCGCCGGGATGACGGTAACGTGTACGTGGTCCGGAAGCGGCGCGGGAGTGACCGCAGGTACTCCCTTCGCTTGGTCGCCTCGCCCCCGCGGCTAGCCGCGAACGGTGAGACCGTTCACCACGACTTCTCGCCGGATTACCGGATGCTCTGGGTGCTTACCGATGGGGAGCGCCTCACGGACGACGACGAGATCCGCGCACTGTCGATCAAGGTCGGCGCATGCGTGATGTGCAACCACGCCATCTGGCAGGCCAAGTCGGTCCGCCGAATGATGGGCACCCGGTGCTACAAGCGAGTGCACGGTCTGATCTGACCGGCCGGTACAACCAAGGAAAAGGGAACGCTATGACGATGAGCGTGTGGAGGTCGCCTTCCGGCGCCCTGCACTGGCTTCGACGCTGCAGTGGGAGCGGCGGTGTCCGAAAGGTCCGCCGCACCACGGTGAACCAGGCGCGACTCGCCGAGGCATACGCGGCCGGTAAGGTTTGCCGTTGCCTCTGGAAAGTCGAGTTCAGTCCCGGCAAACGGGCGCAGAACTGACGTACCGAATTCCGAAAGGCCGGGTCGCTACCAAGGCAGGCTCGCACTGGTCAGGTGCGGTAGAGGAGGTGTCCTCGGCCTGCAGCGAGGCAGCACAGTTTCCGCGTGAGTGCTGTAACTCGGATTGGCGGATGCGGAAACCGCACTGCACGACTTACCACGGGCGCGATAACTGGGCACGGCTCAGCGGGACAATGCCGAAAGGTAGCCCCCGACGACACCGACCCAAAGTGTCCGTATCCGTGGGAGTGCAGTACCGAAAGGCCGGGTCGCTACAACCCGGCCTTTCGGCAGCGGAAAGCAGTACCTACCGAGGAAGGTAACGAAAATGACCGCGAGCAAGAAGCAGACCGTCCGTACCGTTCGGCTGCACGAGGTGCCGGGTACCGACCCCGCCGTGATGATGAGCCGCGACGGCGCCTACGTGGCCAGCCAGTACCCTTCGGGTCTCTGGCAGGTGGACGGACCGAACGGCCTTTCCACCGTGGCCGCCAGCAAGCGCGCCGCGAAGAGGACCGTGCACGACCACCAGGCGCCGGTGACGAAGCCGCGCCGGACCGTCAAGAAGTAACGAGGAGAGAACGACATGACACCCGAAATGACACTGATCCTGATGTTCTGGCTGATCTGCGGCATCGTCGGATCCCTGATCGGCCGGCCGAAGGGCTTCCCGGTATGGGGGTTCTTCGCCGGGGTGCTACTCGGCATCATCGGGATCGCGATCGTGGCCCTGTGCCCGCCCAAGAAGGTCGCCACCGAGTAAGCGAAGAAGCGTCGAAGGCCGGTAGCCCCGGCCTTTCGGCGTCGGAAAGCAGTCCGGTACAACCAGAGGAAAGGTACGACATGAAGACACCCGCGATCATCGGCATCGCAGCGGTTAGCGCTGCTGCGATCCTCTCCGCGGCCGGCGTCACGGCCGTTGAGATCTCGCACTCCCACGCCACTCCGGTAGCCGCAACGGCCCCGGCGCCGAAGTCCACGACGATCATCAAGAAGAAGGTGATCCACAAGACCGTGATCGTCCCCGCCGCACCGGCGCCGGTCGCACCCCAGTCGGGTCCGATGATGCGCAGTGTCGGTAACGGCATCTTCGCGAACGCGAACACGTCCGATGCATTCGCCGTGAACGTGGCCGATTCGTGGAACGGCTACGAGGGCACCCAGGAGGTCTACTCGCCGGTCACCGGTCAGACCTACGCGATGACCTACACGATGTCCGGACCGAGCACCGTGCTGGCCACCGGCGGAAACAACGTGTACGTCACGTTCCCCGGCTGACCGAGAGCGAATATCCCGAGAGGAGGTGAGTGCAATGCGGATAGGAATCTGGCTCCCGTGGCCGGTATGGCTGCTGATCATCGTGTTCGGCGGACCGCTGTACCTATGCTGGCTCGTCGTAGTGGCCGCCGCGTTCGTGATCGTGACGGCGATAGCGTGGCCGCTCAAGCGGTCGTTCCGTGAGAGCGTTCGGATCGGAGCGTTCACCTTCGCGTGGATGATCGTTCCCGGACACATGGCCCGGCAACACAACAACGCAATCGCGCACTAGGCCGGTACAACCAGGCCGTTGCCGGCCGCCCCGGCATGTGCTACACTGGTCATGGCGCGGGAGGAACCGCGTCCCAGCGAAAGGAAACGAACATGCACGTTGTCCGCGACAACGAGCCACTGGAGTTCGGCGTCCGCTATAACCTAGCGGACAAGAAGGGAACGAAGTTCTTCGGTGCCAGTGCCGAACGGACCGGCTGGATCGCTCAGCAGGCCGGCATCAAGGTCGTCTCGTTCATCAACCCGAAGCGGCTGATGAAGTAACCCGGAAAGGGAGCAAGCACGTGACCGCAGAGCACAATGCAGCAACCTGTATCGATTGTCGCATCATCGTCGAGGACGCCGGCATGTCGCTCGAAGAGCGCTTGGAGGCCCGCGACGACATGATTGCGGTACTCGATACCGCAACACCCGAACAGGTCGCCGAGATAAACGCCGCGCTGGAGCGCGGATACGCGGCAGGCCTGCCCAGGCCGTAGGCCGGTACAACCCGGAAGGCGCGGGGGTCGAAGGGCCCCCGTCCTTGCGGTCCGGCCTCGAAGGGACAGGACGAAAGAGCACCTCACCGGGTGGCGCCGGTGGATAGTCAGTCGGGTGCGCATTCCCCTTCGAGGCCGGTCCGGAAGGACCGAGGAAAGGACTACAACCATGCCCACGCCAAGCGGCCTGCCGAAGGCCGGTGACCGCCTCTACAACGCCTACTTCAAGCAGGTGTTCGTTGTCACGGGGCGCAGCAGCAGCTCGTATCCGATGACGGTGTACGTTCAGCCGACAGACGGAAAGGACTTTCCGCCGTTGATGCGCGGTGACCGCATGCGCCCGGACGGTACCTTCGGGCTCACGGTCGAAGGCGACCTACGGGACCTGTTCAGCATGGGCGTTTCACAGTGGACCCCCGTTCCGGACCCGAACGCTACGTCAATACCCGCTCAGGTCTGCAACCGGGACGGCGCGCATGCGGCGCACATTTACATGCCGAACCGCATCTGGTTCCGGTGCCCGGGCGTACAACCGGGGACGGTGACCGTTGTCAAATCGCTCGAGCGGTCGGTACAACCCGAGAGGCCGAAGCCGATTGCCCGCCACGTCCGATTCGTCCTGCAGCGCCGCATTCCGACAATCGCTACGCGGCGCCACTGGGAGGACTACGAGGACCCGCAGCAGACAATCGCCGCAGCGCGTGAGCGCTTGGACGAGACGCAGCGCGTTTACAACCAGGTCGTCGAGTGGCGCATTGTTGAGCGCACCACGATTGACCGCATCGCGCATGAGGAGACCGGAATTTGATAAAAGCCCCTGGTCCCGTTGACAGGATCAGGTTCATCGGATAGGCTGGGAACCAGAGCCCAGTCCATCGCAACCAGGAGGAACAAGATGGCACTCACCCGCAAGCCCGCCGCGGCCAAGACCGAGGACACCGAGCCCGAGGCCAAGCCCCGCACCAAGCGGACCGCCACGGCGACCAAGGCACCGGCGAAGACCGCGACCACGACCAAGCGGCGCACCAAGCCGACCACCGAGCCGGCCGAGCCCACCGCCGAGGAGAAGGCCGCGATCAAGCAGGAGAAGAAGGAAGCGGCCCTCGCCAAGCTCAAGGAACTCGGTGCCGCTAAGCGCGCCGCTCGCGAGAAGGAGCGGACCGCCGAGATGGTCACCCTCAAGAAGCGGTTCAAGAAGGGCCGCAAGTTCTACCTCACCCGCGCCAGCTACTACGGGTGCCAGGTCGAAGTCGTGGCCCTCGAGGAGGTCCGCGGTCGCAACCTGATCACCGTTCGGGTGCTGACCACCAAGGGCGGAGAGGCACTGGCCCCGGAGGACCAGTACCCCCGCCGCGTCTCAGCAGCCTTCCTGCAGGTCGAGCCGCCGGAGAAGCGCGTCCGCGAGACCAAGAAGCAGCGGGAACGCCGCGAGGCCCGGGAGGCCAAGGCCGCCCTCAAGACCAAGAAGGGCCGCAAGGCCGCCCCGGCCGAGGAGGACGAGGAGGCCGAG